GATCCTGGACTTGAATCGAGACTTGAATCCAGACTTCACGGTAGACTCGATTCTGAATATGAAGAGTATTCATAGTCATCCCCAGTCCTTGAAATCCCCAAGATTCTCATTATCTTCATAACCCGCGAAGTACGCGTCGCTTTCTGCCGGGGTCATGTCTTTCCATTCAATCCTCTTAGAAGTACTCGTACCAGCTTCATAGTAATGAGGATTCGGGCGACGACGATAGTAACTATCCGCTGACCCTCGGTCGTACGGTCCACCATGACGTTCATCATACATTTTCACATCCTCCATCATTTTCTATTACGTCTTTACGAATTTCACGTAAACCCTTCAGAACCTCTAATAAAAAGTCAAGCCAAACCGGATCATAACATTCCTCCGATTCCTCTCCAATCAGCATTAGGGCATTATCAATGGTCTCAATCTTGGTCATCTTAATATCCCTTTTTGGTCAAAAATTCTTTCAGACGAGTAGCGCTCGAAGGGTCCAACGTAAAGACTACTCGTTGTGTTGCTCGGTCCTCATTCATAACGACGATAACATCTTCTTGCCCGGTGTTGAGTGAGAGCGGGTCAGGGACGTAAAATTCTATGCTATCGTACTTGTACGAAACATCAAAAGTAGTATCGCTTTCCCAAACATAATTTTTCATTCAACCGATCCTTTCATCTCATCCATAGCTTCCTGAATCGGAAGATCTTTCTTCTTGGAATACTCAATACCAAAATGGTAGCAAAAGTAATCGGGGCCATACATAAGATCATGATCATCGAATTCCTCAGCTTCCATCAACCAGCGAAGAGCTTGCACCTGATCTTTCGCGCCCAATTCAAAAGCTCCGCGAATACTCAGTAAGAGATTCTGCCAGGAATTCTCTTTAATCATTTCTTCATGAGCAAGCTCGAGCGAGAGGTCGTTACAGAGACCGTCCCAGATAATCTGCTTCTCGTCATTAGAAGCAGGTTCCCATTCCATCCAAAAAGATTCCCGAGGACGGAATCCGTAGGCGTCCTTATAAAGGTCAGAGACGATGTTTTCATCGAAAGTGTAGTCCATGGGTATTATCCTTTCGTCCTTACATTATCAATATAAGCCTTTTCAGATCAAATGTAAACCCCCTAAAATAAAAAAAGTGACAAAGTTTCCCCTGTCACCTCCTTAAAGTCCTATCTGAATTCTTATGGGATGTAAACATAAAAATGAGACGCTAACCATGGCGTCTCGCGGATGTTGCGGCATCACCCGATTGTATTTAGTCAAAGGTTAGAAGTTGAACCGAACCCCGACTACTGCATTGTCATAAGAAAATTCATCAGTTGTAATTTCCCCGAAAAGATAAGCACTACGAGACAGATCGTATTGTACTTCAAATCGGAATCCATCCCAAGCCAAGGAATCTACGGAATTATAGTGACCGACAACAAGAGGTCGAAGGGTTAGAGAATTGTAAGTAAATTCCGTGCCGAGTTCAGCCCCCATCCGTTCTGCCCCTACATCCCAGGAGATTTCTCCTACGACCGGTAGTGCAAACCTAGTTCCCTGAGTAATCGTCTCGACCGGGCGAACCATCGGAAACGGGCTAGAAGTAAGCCCGTCAGCAAAGGCCGCAGTCGTCATAAAAGCAAAGGCAAAGGCGATTGTGGAGATAAAAAGTTTCATAAGATATCCTTAATTGTGAGTTGATTGTTGTAAGTGATGGGATTCTGTTTCTAGGTTCCCATCAGACCCAAAGCAATCAAGCAGCGATTGCTAATGGTGCGTAATTTTCATTTGCACTTGTAGTTTTGCGACTATAACGCGTTCGCCTTCGGTAAACTCCACGTCCATTTTCACACCTGTCGATCCTATTTCAGCCCCATCAAAAACACACTTTACAGGATTTGAACCTGTAATCGTACTAGGGTTCCTCATCGTACTACCGTTCCTAGTCCACCTTGCTTTTGCTGTATAACATACGCTTTCAAAGTGTGTTTGTGGTGGAGCTGTCGGGTACCGCCCCCGAGTCCAGAATGTGTCCACGTTGCTTCAACGTTTACAAGATTATTTATATCATAAAGAGGGAGCCGTGTAAACCCACTTATGTGAGTTTTTTATAGTGTGATATAAATGTTACTATCGAAGTTCTTCCCATTGGAAGGTAAAGTCGCCGGTAACATTTGTATCCGGGCTATATGCAACAAGAGTTAGTGTAATCCCAGAATCGGAGTCTGGCGCGATCCCCGTACCAAAGGGTAACCGTGAGCTCACACTTCTTCCCACTGCTGGGCTTATGGTGTTCTTCGCTGAGCCCGCTATTACAGATGTACCTATTTTTAAACCGCCGGTAATACCTGTAGCTGTAGTATTGATTTGCATAATGCTATTATCATCTACGTCAACCCACGTACCCCCGTTCACAGTGCCATTATAGATCAACTGTGTAATAATCTTACCCCCGGTCGCCAGCGTCTCATATCCCACAGGCTCAAATTTTGCGCGGTTTCTTTGGCCCCCGAAGGTAGATTTCATCCTGGTCGAGAATACAACTGTAGAGCCCTGTGGTACGCTAACCCCCAACATCTCCTCTGAGAAGGGATAAGATAAGGTCTCCTCTGAGCCACCCTCTGATATCACGGAAGAACAGATATTTTTGAGGGTTGCGGGGTTTGAAACCACCTGGGTGTTCGTAATCTCATATCGAACGGGCAGGTTTGCGGTCTTCATATAAACCTTTGTCTGATCCCGGTTTGCATTAAGGAACTGGTGTGCATAAGTAGTTACACCATCTATGTTAAATCCAACTCTAACACGACCAACCCCTAACCATTCCAGATCTATAACAATAATCTGAGTCTTGGTGGGGTCTAAAGTAATTTTTGAATTCCCATTACCGTCGAATGTATCAAGATCCCAATCAGTCTGGTAAATCTTTCTTACATCGGATGCAATTCCACTTGTACTACTTCGGAGGAGGATGAAAAGCCCGGAACCATCTTGTCCCACGAAAATGCCATCCCGGTCATCTCCGTATCCTATGAGTTTCGTTGTTCCTGATTGCCCAGTCCCAAACACAGTAGTCAATAGAATTAGTTGGGATTTGCCGGGCTGATATCTAAAATATTCATATGTCTGACGAATTACACTGTCGCCGTCTGCCGTCGTAACCGACATATCCACGGCAGATTCATCGGGTAAATGTGTAGATGTTGCGGACCCCACAATAAGGTCTTCCCATAAAAGAGGTTGTTTATCGTATTGTAATTGTGAATCGAAAATACCAGTTGGACTAGAGGATCTTAATCTACCGAATGCATCAAGGTTCCCATCTTTGTAACCAATATTATCAGTGAATAAGTATGACATTAAATGATGCTCCAAGTATTATTATTTCTAATCAAAGTAAGTGATCCCCAATTAATTCCAATAATAGCAGCAGAATCTGCATCTATTAAATCAGAGGACTGTATCGTGATATTATTTATGGATGCCAATCCACTCTTATCTTTTACCGTCAGTCTTTGGCCTTCACTAAATGAACCAGACAGTGTAATGGTTGAATCACTATCTATATTCACACCAACGAACTGATCATTGGGCGTAAAAGATCCAATGGTTGTGGATTCCGTAATTTGTTGTACCGCGGGGGGAGCTGGGGAAGTTATCGATAGAAGATCTGAGTTAATCCATCTAGAATTACCCGAGTCCCATAGCAAAAGATCATTATGTGAAGGTGATGTCACAACAACATCTGCAAGATCGGAGATCGCATGATCAATAGGGACCCGAACAAATATGGATCCATTCTGGTGGGCATGAATAACGAGCGCGATCGGTGCATGTGGCAACGGGGCAACGGGCGGTACATTAGTTAATCCACCCGAAATGGTAGTATTAACATAAAGCAGATCTCCATCATTCCAGGTTTCACTATACGGAGTACCTGTTGTATCGATCCCCCGAGTTTTACCGAAGTGAGTGACCTTACCGTCAGTGCCAGCTTGAATATCTTCTGTAGTTATCCCTATCATATAGTAATATGGGATAGTGCCATTGTTGATCATCGTATCAACTGTGATCCGACTACTGTTTCCCAGTGTGCCGGTTGCCCTTACGACGGATCCGTTTGGAATGTCACTCCCAGTATTATTTCTTACGTGATAATGTACTTCTTGACCGAGTTGGAGAGTTGCTCCATTCAATCCGAGATCTAGGGTTTCCTCATCAGCATTCCATGCAAGTTGACCCTGATTTACCGTATAATTAGTAGTTAAATCGAACCCGAGATAATCCATCTCATTGAGTATAGGAGGAGAAACCGCTTTAAATTTACTAATACTTCTATCGAACTGTAAGATTGAATTATTAGCAATCTCATTATTCTTAGTCATTTTAACGTCAGATTGATCCATAATCGAATAAGATCCACCGCCACCGATAGAGGCTAAGGACTTATTGACATTCGATCTCCAACGTTCTAAATCTTCTTTTATGGGAGTAATATCAGGTTCGATGCTTTCGCCGGCCGGACCAGCTGGGCCGATAAGTCCCTGAGGTCCTGGAATACCTTGTGGCCCCGTTAAGCCGGTTTCACCCTTTGGTCCCTGAGGTCCTAGATCACCTTTGGGACCGACCGGCCCGATCTTACCAATTGGTCCTAAATCCCCCTTCGGTCCAGATTCTCCTTTAGGACCTTGTAGACCAGGAATTCCCCGTTCACCTTTTAATCCTCTATCTCCAGATTCTCCTTTCGGTCCAGGTAAACCTACAGGACCAGGCGGGCCAGGATCCCCTTGTTCCCCTCTAGCAAGAGTGATCTCTTTTATGACAGTAGGGATAGGAGCAACTTCTTCGTTTAGATCTACCGATTCATCTAAAGATTTTTGTGGGCTATATTCAAAAAGTTGATTCTCTTTTATTTGTACCCATCGATCATCTGTTTCTATGTAGAAGATTTGATCTTCATCACATTTAGTCAGTAGAGTTTTTCGATCAGTTTTTTCACAGACGTAGTATTGATCATCTCTTTTTTGTAGATAAGGGGATTTAGGATCGCTATTATCAGATAAGACTACCTCAGAAATAATATGGTCAAACCCCTGATCGGAGATATTATTCTGATTAATTTTCCAAGATACATCTTCGCAGATAACTTTATCCCCAATATTCACTTCTATCGATTCGCCATTGATATGAATCTTTTGGTCAGCAACAGAAAACACGGAAACGTCTTTCTTTAAAGAAACCACGTCCCGTGCAATATTAGATTCTAAAACTTTATCTACAATGAATGTCGTCATTTATAAATCCTTCTTTGATCTATTTATAACTTAATTCGTTTGTAATTCTAAATCGGATAGCATTTTGAATACTAGACCTTCCAACTCTTCAAGTGTACCATTATTATCAATTGAATAATCGCACATATCCTCGGTAATATTCATACTATCAACGGGTTCAGGTGGTAAATGTTCACTTCGATCTACCCATATGGCATAGTCGAAAACGTTCTCCTTACGCATAGCCATCATCTCTTCTTTGTTGCGAAGGCCACAGTAGATATCAGAATAATCAAATATTTCTCTACCGATTCGGGTCAGATCCTCCTTGCAATAATCAGAGATTGCATCATACCATTCTGCTCTATGATTATGCCGATCATTAAAACATTCAGATACGGTGGTATAGCCATACTTATCTTTGAGCATAGGAAATAATACTTCCTGCGCACAATGCATACTAGATGATTCGAATCTTAACCCTGATATTTTATTTAAAATTTCCGACACAGTATCCTTACCGTGCCTACCGTGTCCCACAATTAATAATTTTACCAAGTTCCACTCCAGGTATAAAAAATATGAACCCCTAATCTCCAGGATTCGTTTACGGAAGAATAATTAGCCCATGACGGGTTAACCCAATTTGCATGATAGAATACTGCACCATTCGTAGGATCCTCCTCTCGATTTAAGTAAACTTCTCGAGCCACGGCCATGGCTGCTTCATACCTTTCCGTATCTCGAGGAGTATTATCGATATTGTCAGTAGTCCAACTAAATTGATGCGGTTGCCATACTACCTCACAAATATTATCCGGCCAGTTCCAATGATTCATTCGATTTAGTGTAACATATGCTACACCAATCTGACCTTCTTCAGGTTCACCTCGTGCTTCATGGTAAATGTTCATAGCCAAGCATTGAAGGTCACTACGAACCTCTTCTACGCGGCTATGAACAATTGATGCAGATCCTACTGCGATACTAAATGTCATCGCAGTCAGTAATAGATTTTTCACATCTTACCCCTATAAAACATATATTATACCACAAAGGGCAAAACCTGTAAATCCTTATCCCAGTAAAAGTTCCGCTTGTTGATCTGAACCGGTGGCCCATTCATTAGCATATTCTTCTACTTCACGAAGGGTTTTATTCTCAAACAATTTAGTAAAGAATAAAGTCCCGTTATTATCATAGAATTCTATCAAAAAAGATTCATTTTTTCCGTGAAAAATGATTTTACAAAACCCCCTATCAGTATTCGAGGATTCTACTTGGGATACTAGTCGTTCCATGGATACTACTCCTTTTGATTTACTTTACGAATTCTCTGGTCATCGGGAAAACCGTAGAGATAACATCAGCAAGACACCTTGCTAATTCTAGATGTTCATTCTGGGTAGAAGGATCGGTGCGGGTTTCTAAATAATGCACCCAGCTACGAATATCACCGGCCATAAAAACCCTAGTCTTTGTGAGGCCTTCAGGTAATACAACACGCGCGCACTCTTTTGCAATACCCCGTTCTATTGCCCACTTATAAGCAATTTGAGCTTCAGAAATAACACTCATCTGGAGAACAGCCCAATCTCTCTGGAGCTTATCATCATCAATAGAAATACTATTCTGACGATTTTTAGGGTCTCCAAGTCTCGCTTCTCTGATTAAAAATGCATCCCCCATCGATTCCGGATCAGCATAACGTTGAGAGAACTCTTGGAACTTGAATGATCGGTGACGAACGATCTGATGGGAAATGTCTCGTGCAGTATCTAATCCGAGAGTAACACTCACCATTTCTAGCGGGGACCAATGCTTATGCCTAATCAGATAGCGAATAAGTTTCTCACCAGTTTCCTGATTGTATTGATTTGCAGGATTAGAAACTCTTGCACAATAAGCAATTAGATCTTGAGCATCTTTAATCCCTTCCATCGCGAGCTCGGGTGCCGCGCGGGGAAGAACTACTGCCCATGCCCTTGGTTTATAATAATCGTAGGTAACTTCTTTCACTTCGGCAATTCCTTAAACCAATGTTTAGCATTCACTTTAATAAATGGCTTATTAGTTTCTTCTTTATTAGGATTAACAATAGTCACTACAACATTCTTACCCTTACGAAAAGCTTTGAGTTGATTTAATTTACGATCCCCAGACTCCATGTATTCACGACGGAGTGTATTACGAAGACTCTTAGACACAGATTGTACCATTCCGATTCCTATTATGTTAATTGGATTTCATTATCGCGCCAGTTGCGAATTACTGTAGCACCGCCTTTAATCTTTTTTTGCATCATTGCAGTTTTCATTCGCGACCGGGTTTCTTTACGTAGCCTAATAGATTCTCGACGCATTTGCTGCCGTGTGATTTTAAAATGCTCCTTTACAGCAATTTCGTTTTGCAATTGATTTAATTCCGTTACCAAATTATTCTCTTGTTCCATTATTTATTTCCTATTCCATTAAAATTTTTGCATCAAATGGTTTATAACGATCTTCTGTGCTCTTTTTAAAGGTTGCAACGTCATCCTGTAGAGTTTGCTCTTTTACATCCACATCAAATAATCTCATCTTACTTCTATCTATTCCTATAATAAATCGTTTATGAGATGTCGGATCATTATAACGATTCTTCAATTGTTTAATGATAATTTGTCCTTCTGCCTCAAGCTCTTCGTTCGAGATAAGAGCAATCATAAGATCTGCGGTTGCTGGAAGACCAAAGGATTCCGAGGTATCCTCAATCCCCACGTCCGAGTTAGAAAATCCCGAACGAGTAGTCTGGGTTGCTGAAACCACCGGAACATTGAATTCAACTGCCAATCCTCTAAGCTCTTCTGCAATAGCTTTGATGTAAGAATAGGTGTTAACCGAACCGCCTAATGCTTTCACCCGAGACGAAGAGCAAATATTGAGATAGTCAATATAAATGATATCAGGGCTAAAGTTCTTCTTGAGCTTCAGTTCATTCAATAATGCTCGAAAATGTGACGAATTTGCTTGCCCTGTAGGGTATTCCTTAATAATCAATTTACCCTGAGTGTGTTTTCGGAGTCTAGAAATTCTCTGAGAAAACACTTCTTTCGAAAGGGTATCAACTTGCTCGATGGGGATATCAAGTAAGTTTGCATCAATCCGTTCTGCGATTCGCTCCTCTGCCATTTCATTGGTAATATAGAGAACATTATGACCATCACTGAGATTTGCTGATGCCATATGACACATAGCTAAAGATTTTCCCACGCCGGTCCCAGCAAGTATAATATTCAATGTTTTCTTTGGTAAGCCACCTTTCGTAATCTTATTCAGCATGTCAATATCGAAGGAAATCCGGGATTCCTCAGTATGATAGAATTCATACCGTTTATCAAAATCCTCAATATACGAGTGTCCAATATTCGTATCAAAGGTCACAGCTAAAGCTTTACTCAGAATCTCGGGTAATGCATTCTTACTTAACGTCTTATGTTTACCATCAATAATCGTAATGGATTCCATGATTGCATTGAACACTGCCCGATCTTGACACCACTTCTCTGTAGTATCGATTAACCATTCATCATCCACGGGATCTTTAGTAAATAGTTGGGGGACAATTGTCGTGACTTGGCTGTATTGTTCCTCATTCCAATCTGCACCGTTTAGAGTGATTTCAAAAGTCTCTTGAGTAGGAAGTTTATTGTATTTTGCAACGAACTTACCCACTTCTAAATAGAGTTTTTTATAAACACCTTCGAAGTAATCTGGAGAAATAAATGGAAGAACTTTTCTAGTATAAGCTTCATTAGTGAGTAGATTTCGTAAAATAGTTTGTTCTAAATTACTTTGCATTCAGCTTCCTTCTAAAGTAACAGTTCTATCGGTTTTTTCATAAACCTGTTCCCAACCAGCACCGTAAGCCGGGCATACGCGAACAAATTGAGGTAATAGGTTTTTATCTATATCGCCATGACCACCGGTTAAGAAATATGCACCGGTAATTTCAGGTTTATTATGCTTGAACCTATCTCTCTCAACCGAATAGATCTCAAGGGCTTTCTCAAGCTTCTCGATGTAATCAGCTGCGCCGATTAGCATCTCACTGTAATCCCATATAGCCGAATATGTTTCTCGTTCGGCATCTTCTGCGGCCTCTCTCAAATGGATCTTATTAATCATTAGCTTTCCATCGTAGTTGGAATAATTGCTGCTAGTAATTTAGCAGCGTGCTCTTGTAAACCCCTATTCTCTTTCGTAATAGAATCATCAGGGCTATAGACAATATCAAATGTAAATCGGATCTGTTGGTTCTGTGGATCAGGGGTAAGTGTTCCAAATCGAATTACGGTCTCGGGATAATCCCCTTCCATAATACGAATGTTCCACCCTTCGACCCCATTTTCCAGAATCGGAACAAGTTCATAATCCTTACCCTCAATCAGCATCCTGAGGGTCCTCGATTAAATCAGCAATTTCTAGTACTTCTTCCATATTAAGAATGGATTTATATCCGATCGTATACTGTTTCTTCACAAATTCCTTAAAATCTGTATTTTCTAATATGGGAGTCCAGAATTCTTCTTCGAACGTAGCATCCAATCGAACCTTTCCACCGATCTCTCCAGTTTTTTGATCGACTGCTGCATACCAACCCATAGAGGGTTTAACGACGTACCCGCCCGCGAGAGCTACCTCGAGTAGACCACTATATTGAGCTACGCCGCCGTCCCACATTACCGTGATGGGGATCTTAGATTTTTCTTTTACGTAACGGGACTTTTCCACATTAATCACGAAGTCGTAACCAACAACGTCAGTGCCTTTTTTATTCTGTCGCCGACCAAGGATCCAAATATTATCTGCCGAATAGTAGATTCCTGTGTTGTGGGAAATAACGCCGTTGAGCAGTGTATATTGTTGCTTGTCATAATCATCAGAAGCAATAGATAAGTCGTATACCGGTTTAGTGCCTACGCTTTTTACCGATTTAATTTTCATAGTATGTTTCCTTTTTCTTGCAG